GTCCGAGTCGAACGACATCTCGACCGAGGTGACCATCTCGGAGATGTCAGTCGGGGTGGTGATCGTGCCGGACGGGGTGGTTGTGCCACCGGGTGCGGTCCCGGTCCATGCAGTGCCCACGCCGACATAGCAGCTTGTGAGTGCGAATACCGCCACGATGGGCCTCCTTGGTTAGTTGGATTTGATGTTACTCAAGCGACGCCGACGCCGGCGGCAACTGAGAAGGTGACGGACGTGAACCCGGCGATCGTCCACCCGACACGAATGTGGGTTTCACCGGCGAGCGCCCCGGCGAGCGAAAGCATGTCGTGGCCTTTGTCGGCGAACGCTGACGACGTGATCCGGGTGACCGGTGACGAGAACCCGACGGCGTCGTCGGTTTGGATCGTGAACGTGATCGTGCCAGTGCCGGACACCGAGTGGACGTGGAACGCCGCATGCAACGATTCGGTGGCGGTCGGGGTCGTGAACGCCACGATCGTGCCGGTGTCGGTCGCTGTCTCAGCGGTGACGTCATGCAACATCAAGCCCCGCACCAGACGGGACACGCCGGCCGTGTTCATCGTGAACGATGCCACCTCGCCGACAGCACCCGACACTTCGGTGAGTGACGTTGTTCGAGCCTCACCGAAATAGGCGACGTTGCCGACCGTGTCACCGGTCGGGGCGACCGTGAACGTGTGCAACGCTCCACCGTTGATCATGTCGACGGTGGCGTCGAACGAGTCGGCCGGGGACGGTGCCACATAGTCCTGAAAGCCGGAAGCGTTCACGGTGAACATGGCGTTCCCGGTGATCTTCTTGCGGTAGCCGCCATCGCAGAATGTGGTGACGTCGAGTTCGTCGGCTTCGGCCATGACGTCGACCTGATTCGCGAAGCATGACACGTTGAGTTCGTCCATCGCCAGATGGAGATCGGTGAGTGTGAACACAGCCATCAGTCGTCTGCTTTCTTCGTCTTCTTCTGGGACGGGTCGACGCCGTAGCGGGCGAGTTCACGATCGCACTCGGCGACACGCTTCGGGAGTTTGGCTTTCAGGTAGGCGGCGCGCTCTGCGAGGAGGGCGTCGATGTGTGCCTTGTTCATGATGTGGCTCCTGGGATGTGGGCGGTGATCTCGAACCGTGCCCCATAGTACGACTCGCCGCCGACAGACGTGACCACCCCGGCCGTTGACGTGTTCGTCACGATCGTGTTGACGTCGTTCAACGGGTCCAGTGTGCCTGTCGACGTTTCCAACGCTGCCGGAATCGACAGGTCGCCATGATTGCTCCGATACGACCGGGACTCGAGCGCACCCTGTTCGTTGTCGGCCCGCGAAATGTAGACGGTGACGACCGCGTCGACCCGGTACAGGTTGCGGGGCGTCATCGTTTCGTGGTATCCGACCTCGCCGTCAGTGACGACAGCCATCGGTACGGACACCGTCGCCGACGGATCAACCGACACCGTCAGCCCGTCAATGCAACGCAACCGGTCAGCCAACCCGTCCAACAGCTCCGAGATCAACATCAAGCCACCAGCGGCCGCTGGTACGGGCCGATCAAATGCCGATAGTCAGGATCGTTGGTGCGGATCATTGCCGCCCCGGCATCCCCGAACGACTCGACACCGAACACGGCAGCCGACGAACGCTTCGCCACCCGAGAAGCGAGCAAGGTGCACGCCTGGTTGATCGGGGCCGGGACAGCCGACCAGCCCCACGAACCGGCAATCTGGATACGACGCCGGCGACGCCCTGCGGACGGCCACGACCTGTCCAACAGACTGATCATCTCATACGGCCAGCCGTCCACGGTCGAGAAGGTGTCCAACTCATACCCGGACGCGGCGATCGTTGTCTCGAACACGCCGTCGTCGTCGTCGTCGACTGTCAGGGTGGTGACCGACACCAGATCGGGGACCGGCAACACGGTGGGGTCGTCGGCGGCGAACAGTTTCGTCGCGATGATCGGCGAGAACGTGCGGCCGGTGTCCCTGTCGATCGCTGTGGTGGCAGCATCCAGCGCAGACTCGAGGCGTGCCAGCATGGCGGCGTTCGTCGCTGTCGGATGCCCCATCCGATCCAATAGTTCGTTGACGGTTGCGTAAGCCATCAGATCCTCTCGGGTGCCCGGAACCACACGACGTGTATCACAACTGCCAACAATAGCCACGACGGCGGGATGTTCTGTGCCGCAGCAGCAGCCAACGCCGGGCCGGCAGCGTGCTGCAACAGTCGGACCGTGTCGGTCGCCACCAACAGTTGCAGGTAGGCGATCGCCAGGATCAGTATCAGCCGCCAGTCGGCACCGACCAGACCGGCGAGGCACACACCCCACGGGGCGACCATCAACCAGCCGTCACGCCACCGGCCGGCGTGATGCTCGAGGGCGGTGCGGAACGGATGGTCGGCGATCGTTTGGAACGGTTCTCCCAACGGGTCGAGCTTCGACGGTTTGATCAACACCCACGCCACGGCAGGGACGGCCAACGCCAGCAGCGGCCACAACGACCAGACGGTGAGCGCAGCCCACACCGGCACCGTTTCCCGGATGGACGCCGCTACGGCCAACACAGCGACCCCTGCGACAATCTGGGCGGGATGCCCCAACTCGATGAGCCAGAGCGCGGTGATCATCAACGCCGTCGATGGCAGATCGACCTGCACGGGGATGCTGACGACGGGGCCGAGAATGCCGGGCAGGGCCAACAGCAACGCAGCGGCAGCCAGAGCTATACGCCAGTCGTCGCCTGCCGCGATACGCCAAGCGACCATTGAAACGGCGAGAACCGGCCACGACGCGAACCACACGAACCGCCATGCGTTGATGTCGTCGCCGAGCAGCTTGGGCAGCAACCAGCGAAGATGAAATGGGCGTGGCACCAGCTCACCGCGACCGGCCAGCAAGTAACGGACGGCGTCAGGGCCGAGCCGCACGGAACACGCCCAGACCGTGGGTCGTTTCGATCTGGTCCCATTCGGCGAACTGGCCGAGCACCCGCGTGTCGTGGGCGATCCACACACCGTCGGGGCACACGTCAACCATGTGCGGACTCGACTGTCGCTGCCGCCATCGCCAGGTCGTGATGCATCGGTGACAGCCACACCTGTTTGAGATGTGTCGCCTTCACCGACGTATCGACGTGGATCGGGATCTCATGTTCGGCGCACCGCAAACAGAACGACAGGTCTTCGGAGTAGATCTGGCCGGTGTCCGGGTTCTGGATCTGTGTGTACCAGCGTCCGGGTGTTTCGTTATGGATGCGCTCGAACACCGACCGGTGAATCAGGACGCACGCCGAGCCGGTGCCCGAGCATTCCATCACTTGATCGCGCCGATAGTCGTGCTGCGACACGAAACCGGTCGTACCGTCCGGTCCCTGCGTCCACTGGTACACGGTCGGGATTGGGAACGTGACGAACCCGCCGAACCCGTCGGGACCGGTTTCCTTGTTGGCGAAACACAACCCGCCCATCACCGGCCGGTCTTTGACGTGCGCCGACTTCAGCAACCGGTCGACGGTGTCCGGCTCGAATCCCATGTCGGTGTCGATCCAGAACAGCCAGTCGTCGTCCCCCTCGAGGAACTGGGCGACCGCTTTGTTGCGGCCCTCGACGATGCCATCCGACCCGTACCGCATCGCCAGGAACCGGCCACGACGACCGGCACTAAAGAAATGCCCTTGCAGGCCGAGCATCGACGAGAACCATGAATAGGCGACGTCGGTCGAGTGGACCCAGGCGACAGCTACCGACGCGTCAGCTCTTGCCACGACGCGTTGTCTTTCGCACCTCGCCGGGAGCGGCCGTGGCCTGCTCGATGACGACGGGGGCAGTCGTGCGGAGGACGTTGGTGGGTGTTGTGGTGAACAGTTCGGGGCGGGCCAGGACGAACGGGTCGTCGCCAGCCCATACCTGATCGATGCTGAGATGGACGCGACCGCCGTCGTATGCGACGACAAGGTTCGAGGTTGGGAAGGCGTACATGATGCTCCTTGGTGGGCAGTTGGGTGGGCAGTTGCCCGGCTGACGCGTCCACTGCCCGAGGACGTGTCAGCCGGGCACTGGGTTACTGGTTCTGCAAGAGGCGGAACGCGTTGTCGACGACGGCGTCCGCACCGACGCGGGCGTACGCGAAGAGTCCGCGTGTCCCGGTCGGACGGTTCGCTGTCACGTCGAACAGGTGCGGGATGTACTCCACACTCATGCCGACACGCTGCGCCACGATGTAGTTGGTGAAGTCACCGACGACCAGCAGGTTCGCTGCGGTGGTCACACCGGTGAACGCCGGCATGTAGTCCGAGAGGACGACCGGGCGACCGTTGAGCAGCGAGATTCCCGCTGCGGTCTGGTCGACCGTGAACCGTGACGTCGCCGTGCCGCTGCCGAAGCTGCGGATCTCGTTCTCGACGTCGACCGACATGAACCATGCCGAGTTGGCCCGGAACTTCTCGGGGACAGCAGCCCACACCTTGTCGATGTCCACCGCACCGAAGGAGCCGTCGGTGGTGACGACGACTTCGACGTTGGTGTTCGCATCGAGTGCGGTGAGGATTCCGGTCGGGGCGTTCGTGCCCGAACCGGTCGCCAGGCTGGACGCCAGGAGATCCATGTAACCGCTCGAGAGCAGCCGGGACATCTCGTTGGCGAAACCGGGGTAGTCCTCGCCGACTTCGAGCGAGAACGGGATGAAGCCTCGAGCGGTCGCCACGGGGACGCTCGGCTGAGCGAACGTGGAGTCGTCAGCCGACACCGTTGCGTTCTCAGCATCGAACGACCACGACGTGTGGGCAGCCGACACGCCACGCCATGCGTCGGTGGTGACCGACTCGATGCGGGCGTAGTCGAGGATGCCGGTCAGGCCGGTGCCGTTCGTGATGAGCACGGTCGGGTCGATGAGGACCGGGACGCCGAAACCGCCAGAGGTGTCGACACCGCCGGCCATCGTCCGAACCTCGGAGATCGCACGACGCTCGGCTTCGGTGAGTTCGACCTCACGGCCGGTCATCGACTTGACGAATGCGCTGCGGTACTCGGGGCGTTCGGTGGCGACGAGGCGACGTGCGACGTAGTCGGCGCTGTATGCGCCGGTGTTGCCGTAGAGGGCGCGCTCGGCGGTTTCCTTGTCGCGTGACGTCATCCAGCGGGCGTCGTCGATGATCTTGCGGCCTGCGTCGCGGACCTCGTCGATGTTGCCGTTGCGGGCGTCGACGTCAGCCGACACGCGCTTCTGGATCTGGAAGTCGGCGCGCAGTTCGGGCACGTCAGCCTGACGGCTGGCGGCGGCGATGATCTGCTCGCGCTTGTCGGCCTTGGCGATCGCGTCGCGTTGTGCCGGGATGAGGTCGGCGAGGTCGTCGAGGCGGGCGTCTGCCTCTTCGGTGGACTCGGCTGCGTCTGCGAGTTCGCGGACTTCGGCCTCGAGGGCGTCGAGTTCTGCCCTCAGTTCGTCTGAGTTCTTCATGGTTACTCCCTTATTGAAGGATGAGCGACGCAAGTGCGCGGCGCTGCGATGGGCTGTAACCCGACCTGAGAACGTCGTTCGTCGTTTCGGGGGTTTCGTCGAGGTCACTGGCGTCGCCAGGTGCCCCTGCGAGTACGCGCTCAACAACAGTCAGGCCGCACCGGTCTGTGAACCGGGCGACGAAGACGGGGTCGTTGAGCAGTCGGTCGATGAAGCCATCGGTCCCTGATCGGACTCCTGACGTGGCTTCGGGATATGCGCCCCATGTGACGGGGCCGAACTCGTACAAGGCCACGCTGCGGATCGTCCGCTCAGGAAGCTTGTCTGGGTTCGTTTCGCTGCGCTTGGGGGTGTCGTTCCATTCTT